TTTTCAAAAGCAGTTGTATCTTCTTGAGGTGTTTCTACGTTAATTGTTTGTTCATTTACTCCATCTGTATCTATTTCAACAGATGCTTGATTGTTTTCTTCAGCCATTTAATCCTCCTTAATAATGGTGCAAAATATCGTTGGGGTCGCTTATAGTTGAAATGACTTCATCATCATTTAAAACTCTAACTTCTCCTCCGTCTATTTTGAATCTTGAACCTGCGTACCTACTAAAAATTATCCATTCATTTAGTTTGCACCAAGGCCCTTTAGGAAATTTTTCTTTGTCGTGATAACAAAGGTCTCCCATTTTAAGCACAAGACCACACACTGTAGTCATTTGTATTGTTTCTTGCGTTGTATCAGATAACCACAAACCACCTTTGGTTTTCTTTGGTCCTGCAAAAGGCAGAACTAAAAGTCTGTATCCAGTTGGTGTTGGTAATTTATCTAATGTTGATTTGTCGATCGCTTTTGGATCAAGGACTGTTTCTACTTCATCTTTTGCCTTGTAGGCATCAAGAAGAGCTTCAGTCCGTTTCGGTGTCTCCGTGGACTTCATCTTCATACTCCGTTGTTGACAGCAGGTCTTTAAGACTCTGTTGCAGATCTTCTAATGATCTGATTTGACCCCTAACATATTGTAGTTTCTCCATGGTGTCAACACTATATATAGCGTATGATTTTAGTTTCTCGATTTCTAATTTAATTTTTTTCTGAACAAGTGATATTGTATCAATATCCACTATTTTAACCTTTGTAACATAATTTTGTTTTCTCCAGACTCTAGAATATTAAATCCAAAATATACAAGTGCTTTGGATATATCTTCCATTCCATATTTTTTATAATCATCAAAAATAAATCTAGTTCCTTTTCTAGATCTATCTGCAAACCACACAGCTTCTCTAATAACGTCTTTAGTCATGTGAGGACCATCGAAATGCACCAGGTCATATACTAATGGCTGTGTTGCAAAGTAATTCATGTAATCAATATCTTTCATATGAAAGAAAGTAAATTCATTATGATCAGAAAAATCTTTTTGCATTTCTAATCTCATGGAGTCTGTGTAATCTGCTGTGTATTCTCCAGAATTATCGTAATGTTGGTATTTTAAATTACCGTAAGGATCAATTCCAATATGCTGATAAGGTATTTTTCCTATTCTAGCTTTGAGACCTAACATTATAACCTTAGATCCTAAACCTTCTCTTACACCAATCTCACATGTGGTAACTGATTTAGGTTCTGTAAAAAAGGGTAATGTCTCACACCACTTTTTAAGTAGTTCGTATTCTGTGCTATCACCTCTGATGGTCATAGCAGTTATATAGATTAGTTTAAATCAAGAAGCAATTAAAAAACGCCTTCGAATTTGCCACCTGTGATTGCAGCACCCATTCCTCTAACTTTTGCTTCACCACCATTTGAAAATTGACCGTAGTTATCTTCTTTAGGAGGTAATCTTTTCTGATTTTTTCTTGGTTCTGGTTTTTTTGAAGTAGGTGGAGTTTCAAACTTACCATATTTAGGAACTGGTCTACCTCTACCTGCATCTCCATAAGCACTTGTAGTTGTATCTACCCTCATTGATCTTGAAGGCTCAACAATAACCTCATCTCTAAGTTTTAAATCTTTTTTAGGATCTATTCTTTCATGTCTTTTTCTATCTTTTCTAGGCATTATATTTTTCCTTGTGATTTTAATCTTTTTATATCACCTTTTGTAAGACCTGTTAAGTCTACCTTAGGTTTTACCGATGTAATGTCTGGTGACACTCTTTTCGGTTTAAATAAGTTTTTTATCCATTTCCATATCATCATTTTATGTCCTTACGTTAGTTGGTTTTGGCCCTGCATTACTTGCTGATCTCTTTCTGGCAACAGCAGAGGCCTTTTGAGACTTTGTCATCGCTGTGGCTTTTGCAAGTGGTACGCACTTCGGATACTTCCGCTTTGAACCACTGGCAGATTTTCTTCCACACTCTTGATACTTGCCACCTTTTTTCTTTGCTCCAATATCTACCCATTTTTCATTAAACCATTTTGTTAATCCACCTGTACTCATAGCAGGGACACAGTTGGGAACCATACGCTTCCCTTTTTTCTTCATTCCTTTTTGAACGTAGCCTTCCCAACATGAACCTTTTTTGTTCATTAGAATACGCCTTGAAAGTTTGTCCCTTTAATTGCAATTCCACCACCACGCATTTTTAAACCAGACTTCTCGAGTCTGCCTAATGCTGATTGTGATCCTGCAGTCATAAGTTTTCCAACTTTAGCTTTTTTAGGTCCCCAATCTTTTCTTTTTTTCCCCGATGGATCTTTTATTTTACCTGCGCATATTTTTGAAGCGTATGCGTTTGCATAAGCTGACGGGTACACTTTAAATTTTCTTTTGGCAGCTGATTTACCTCTCGCACATAGTTTTGTCATATCTGTTGCATCCTTGGGTCAGTTGATAATATATTTTTTTCTGCTTTAGGTCTAGCAATTGAATCTTTACTTCTTTTACGTAATTGAGCAGTAGCAGATTCTTTCTGCTGTTTCTCTTTTTTTAGTTTTTGTAAATCTCTTGTTAAATTCATTTCTTACCTCTAAATATTTGTGTTCCCTTAATACCATAAATGCTCGCCACGACAAGAATCCATAAATTAGTGAACCAGCTGGGAAGCTGCGAGAACATATCGAAGAACAATTTTACTTTGTCCATCGCTGTTGGATCATCTGATATGACCGCCCACGCAAGCACCAACACGGGCAAACTTAATATTACAAGGACCGCCTCGTCCTTCCAGTCCGATTGCCTTGCTTCTAATAATTTGCCTTGGTAAGCTTCCTGGCCTTGGGCCATTTTTGTAGCGTGCATAAGCTGTGCTTCTGACATAGCCATCTTCGTCTTCTGCTTGTTAGCGTAAATTTTGCTTCCAGCACTAACTGCTAATTTGATCGCGCTTAACCACATTGTAATATTTCTCCTGTCTTCGTTGACACATATATTCTATCAAAAGATCAATACATTCGAAAGCCCTAGGACCTGACAGTCTCCATCTCCATGTTTGAGTCCAATGAGACTTTCTAAGCTTTACTTTCATTACATTGCCACCAAAAAAATCAGAAAATCTATCTAGAATATCTTTATCACACATCTCAATACCACATTGAAACGTTTTTCTACCTTGACCTTTACCCCAGATACCAAAACTTCCTTCACCATCAAAAAGACCGGCTAAGAATATTAATTTATTTTTTTCGGACAGCTTTTCGTAGGAGTTTTTTAGCATGTTTGAGTTTGATTCCTTGTGGATTTGGTCCTCTCTTAGGCGGTGGCCCAGATCTAACTCCTCCACTTAATCCTTTTCTCATTTTGATTGTATCTTCTCCCTAGCAACTTCTAAACGTTCGTCAGATTGTTCATCTTGTTGAGCTAACTTATCGTATTCGTATTCTAAACGTTGTGCAGCTCTCATATTTTCTTGATCAGCTCTAAATTTAGTTTCTTCTGCTTTTCTTTGAAGATCCATAGCTCTTAAATCAATTTCTTGTTGTTTAATTTTAATTAATGGGTCTTCTTTGTTTTGACTAGCGCTTTCTGCTTGTGCTAACTCTTGAGTTATACGCGCAGCAACTTTTGCAACCTCAGCTTCAAACATAATTTCAAATTGTTGTGGATCCTGTTGTCCTAATTGTGCCATTTGTGGATTCTGCATCACCATTTCTTTAACTTCATTCTTAGCTTTGAATGATACGTGGTCTGAAATGTGTGATTGTAGTAATGCATACACTTGCGGATTGATCTGAACCATTCTTGTTTGCATAAAAGCCATGTGTGCAGCTAAATGAGCATCATGATCTTGGAATTCAAACGCTGTAAGCAACTTCATCTGCAATGAACGTGCATTTTCTTTTGCAGGATCTAAAGGTTCCGGCTGTTTTGGTGGTGGTTTAAGAATTTGATCGATAGTTTTAGTACCAAGCGCTTCATAAACACGTCTATATGCTTCATGTAAGTTGTGCATTTGTGGATTTGACTGTGCAATTTGCAATTGTGCCTGTGCTAACGTCACTCTTTGTGCCATTGACATGATATTTGGGTCTGCAACAGGTAAAATATCGACTCTGTTGTCAAAATCTGCCTGTTTAATCTGTCTAGGGCCACCGTATACATCGTATGGATACTCTGGTGGTAGTGATTCACCACAAATTCTAGCTAAAATTTTAAATTCAAGCCTCATTGCGTAGTAACAACGCTTGTGAACACCGCTCATAACACGTGATCCTCTCTCCATCAGCGCCATTGTAGTACCAACTGCTCTATTTTGAGTGTCATTACCAACTGCAGTATCTGTAATCGCTGCAAATTTTTGTCCTGCTTGAACAACAAAGCCCATCAGGTTGTATAAAGTTGGTGATGGTTCTGTAAATGGTAGATTAAAAAACTGATCTCTTATATTTCCGCCAGGCGCATCCACATCTCTGAACTCTCCTGGTTGAATTGGTTGGTCATCATCTCTAACTCTAATACCACGTGATTTAAATCCTGCTGGTAAATTTTTTAAAGTACCTGCATCAATCAATTGTCTTAATGATTGAGTTGCAGCTTGGGATAAACCACCGATCATGTGTGTTAAACCAAAACCATAGAAACCTAATCCTGGTAAAAATTTGTAATGAACAAAGTATTCAACTCTTGCATAATTCAAATCACCTGGTTTATAATTTCTATAAATAGATAAAACCTCTCCACTACCTTCATCAATGGTGACGATGTATGGAATTTTTATTTTTTTAGCTTTGTCATCAAAATCTTCGTAGTCATCTAGATTTAAATCTACATGCATTTCAAGAATTGTATTTAAATAATCTGAACCATTACCTTTTACACCTTCAAGTTCATTTAATTTTTTCTGTACTGAATCTGGTTCTGAGCTACTGTCAATTAATTCTATGTCTCTATAAAATCCTGCAGCCATTTTCTTTGTGACTTCGTTCTGTGTCATTTTAATTACGTGAGTTATTCTTTCACAATCTTTTAAATCAGATGCGTAGTATGGAACTACTAAGTCTTCTGCTGGAATAAATTTAGATACAGGTCTATCTAACAATGCATCATAATAAATTTTCTTAAAAGTAG